CTGTGATTTCCTACAATGTCAGCACTTTGTGATGCGTTCGCAGCGTTTGCAAGAGATATGCCTGATCTTGTTGGTGGGGATGAGCGATTGCGTTTGTTGCCTCTCGATCCTGAGGGGCGCATTGGCCGCGCAATTCGTTCAGGCCTAGCCGGGGCTGGTACCGTCACCAGCCAGGCCGGAAGTTGGAGATCTTTCGGTCTTAGAAGGTCGCTTCACGCGTCCGTCCCTCGTGCAGTGACACGTTATGTCATGCGCGGCCTCACGATATGGCTCCCTGTTGGGTTGAGCCTGGGTGTGGTCGTTGCTGTGGCATTCGTCGTCGCACGCAGGTGGGCGGACTCGGGGTTGGTAGACCAGGCCTTGACCAGGCCGTTGGCGGAGGTGAATGGTGAGCAGGCTCTCGGAGCGGCTGTGACGCTGGGGATGGACCGCGATCTTGCGGAGCCCCAGGACTTTCGTCTTCCCGGTGACGTACCGGGAGCGGCACGGGTCGTGACGGGTGTCGGCTGGGAAGGTGCAGTGGTGGCACCCGGACCGGAGGAGGGGCACGTCTCTGTGGCGTTGCTGGCCCACCTTCGCTTGTATTCGGCGCTCAGGCCTAAGACGGCCGAGTTGAGAAATGTTCTCCTCGGGCGTGCTATAGTGTGGTTGAAGGACAATGATGTGGACGACGGTGAGGCGGAGCGGGTGTTAGCTCCTACCGTCTGTTCCGCATTGCTGGTCACACCACGTGAGCGAGCGGGGCTTGAAAAACTCCGTGGATACGAGGCGGAGGGTGCCCGGCAACGGTTGGCGTTGGCACTCTCCGGGGGTCCGGTGTCGGGGCATGCGGGCACACTACGTGGTGTGCTTTTCTCGTCGCGCTGGCGGGAACATGCTCGGTCACTTGCGCTGGACTGGCTTGCTCCACCAGGCACTTTACCTGCCACCTAGCGGGGCCCCGTGGTTGTCCCGGCGGCTTGCCGTCCCCAGCAGTTGAAGGAGCTGAGGAAGGGCAATTCGGTTCGTCTGGGAGCAATGGCGGTTTGCAACGTTAGGCGGAGGTCATATTCTCTCCACGTCCCACGGGTTCCGGGGGCGTGGCAGCCAATTCGGTGCGCGGAGTGCACCTGCAATGAAATGAGGGCGCTGGTCAACCGTTGTTTGGCGGTTGGTCCTGGGGGCCTGGGGCCGACCGAAGATGGAGCCTGGTATGTACGCAGGGAGTTGTGGGGCGTACGCCGGGAACTTGCCCATCGGAGGTGCGAGCCATGGTCTGTCGATAGGGTGCTGGCGCGGTATAGTGGGCCGAAGCTTGCGAAGTACACACGTGCGGCGGAGACGCTGAACGTGCGACCAATTGACCGTCGAGATGCAGTGGTGAACGCTTTCATCAAGGCTGAAACGGCGCCGCTGGAGTCGGATAAAGACCCGCGGTTAATTCAATTTCGCAATGCGAGGTTCACGATTGCGCTCGCGAGGTACCTCCTGCCCATTGAGGAGGCGCTTTACGGCATCATGTCAC